AGACAATAGACACTTTAGAATTTATCAAGGAAACATTTAATGGCTCTAGATACATACGCAAATCTTAAAACAGAAATAGAAAATTATTTGAACAGATCTGATTTAACGTCATATCTAGACACCTTTTTAGATTTAGCCGAATCTCGTATGAATCGTGATTTACGATTGCGAGAGATGGAGGAGGCTGATACGTCTATTACAACTGTATCTGGAACACAGTCTTATACTTTACCAACAGGATATTTGGAAATGCGATATGTCGTGTTTCAAACAACTCCTTATACGTTGTTAAATTACATGGCACCTCCTGATTTTTTTCGTGTGTATAACGCAGGAGAAGGATCCGGAACGCCAAAATATTACACCATTGTTGGAAGCAAGATTTATTTAGGAGACCAGCCTGACTCGGCAAATGTTTTAGAACTTGGTATGTTTAAAAAACCAACAGCCTTGTCTAGCTCAAGCACAACGAATGATATTTTAACAAATTTTCCTGATTTATATTTATATGCCTCCCTTGCAGAAAGTGAGCCATTCTTAATGAATGATGAACGACTTCCTGTTTGGGCAGGACTGTATAAAGAAGGAGTGAAAAGTGCAAACGAAGCAGCACAAAGAGGCAGAACGTCTGGTGCTACGTTGCAAATGTCAGCTTATAGAGTAGTCTAATGCCGGATATAGAATTTGGACAACTCCAAGCCGACTTGCCAACATATCAGAACACCGGTGCAATAAAGGTTGATAATGTCATTCCTTTATCAAAAGGTTACAGATCATTTCCTAGTTTTGCAGCTTTAAGTGGAACTGGACTTGGAACAACGCCTGTTGGATTATTTACTTCCTTTAGCGAAGGTGGATCAACCAACTATGCCGGAGATACAACGAAATTGTATCAAATGGACAGCAGTTTAGTTTTTCAAGATAAATCAAAAGCAGGAGGATATTCTAACTCAACTACTGAAGGAACAAGAGACTTTTGGCAGTTCACTCAATTTGGAAAAAATATTATAGCAACTAACCATGCCAATTATATTCAAAAATTTGAAGAAGGAGCAGACAGTTTATTTTCTGACTTAACTACATTTAAAGCAAAAAGTTTAGCTGTCATTCGTGATTTTGTTGTGACAGGATTTACAACTGAATATGAAACAGCAAAGAGTTTTGACTCTAATACTATTTCTAGCAATGAAATAACAATAACCACTCATGGATGGTCAACCGGAGATACAGTTATTTATGATAGAAATGGAAATACGGCCTTAACGAATTTAACTGATGGCAGCACGTATTATGTTATATATGTCACTGCCAATACATTTAAATTAGCAACAACTTCAGCTAATGCTGTTGCAGGAACAGCCATAACGCTATCTGCGACAGGAGGATCTGAAACACATAAGTTACAGCAATTCAATGTTAACAACCAACGAGTAAAATGGTCAGGACTCAATGACAGTTCTACCTGGACTCCGAGCCAAACGACTCAATCTGGTCTACAGGATATTGTTGGTGTTCATGGATCAGTTCAAGCCATTGTTGGTGGAGAAAGTTTTGGTGTGGTTTTTATGGAAAGAGCCATCTACCGAATGGATTATGTTGGAACTCCATTAAAGTTCCAATTTACGAAGATAGCAGATAACATTGGTGCTTTTGCACCACGATCAGTTTGCTCTTTTGGTAATATGATATTCTTCTTGGCACAAGATGGAATATATAAACTCGAAGGTGGTCAAAAATTAACACCGATTGGAAAAAATCGGATTGATGAATTTTTAATGAAAGATATTACTTCTAATTTAGAAGGCATATCATCAGCGATTGATCCAAATAATAGTTTGGCTGTATGGAGTTATCGAGGTGCGAATGCAACTGGATTGCCCACTAGCACAGTTAATAACAGACTGTTATGCTATAATTTTAATGTTGATAGATTTGCAACCGGATCAGGACAGAGTTTAGAGTTTATCGCAACAGCTTCCCAAGAGGCATTTACAACCCTTGAAAGTTTGGATGTTTTAGGAGAGCTTGAAGGTTTGCCATACAGTTTAGATTCCTATGCGTATGGCGATAATATCGTCGGTTTAAGTGCCTTTAATGCCGATAATAAATTTGGTAAATTTTTAGGATCAAGTTTAGACGCAACTGTTGACAGCACCGAGTTTGAAGGTGCGAAAAACAGGAGATCAACCTTGCTTGGTGCAAGGCCAATTGTTGATGCCGATGGCAATGATACAACCATTTCTGTCACACCCATCACAAGAGCCTCACAAGCAGATCGAGTGGCAGTAGGAACTGCTGTGACATCTTTAACGAATGGAAATTGTCCTCTTCGATCTACGAGTCGCTATCATCGACTGCGAGTAAGTGTATCAGGAAATTTTTTAACAATGTCTGGCATTGATGTTCAGGCGAGACCAGAAGGAATGAGATAATGGCAACAAAACCTAAAAAAAGATCAAAGAAGAAATTAACACCTTTAGAAAGAATAAGAAAAGAACTTGATAAGCTAGAAGCACTGCACGAAAAGGAAAATGGCATCGTTGAAAAGATCACCGACATCATTGATGAAGAAGAAGATGAGGATGTTGATTTTGATAAATGGTCTGATTAATGGCTAAAAAAAAGAAAAAGAATTGGATTCCTAAAAACCTCAAAAAAGGTGCTTTACGTGCGACTGCAAAACGCATGAAGCTGATTAAAGGAAGTAAACAAAAGCTATCTAATAAAGACTTATCGATTATGGCAAAGAAAGCCAAAAAAACAGGTAATACTTTATTAGCTAGACGAGTCAGTTTAGCCAAAACATTTAAGAAAATGAGAAAAGGATAATGGCTACCAACCAATATCTTAATGTCCCCATTTCGATACCTGACCAGGCATTGCACTTGCGAATGGTATCACAGGCATTAAATAATACGATTGATGGTAAGTTAAACTCAACAGGAGATGTTACATTGACTGCGAGTGCGACAACAACCACACTTACCGATCCTAGAGCAGGTGAAAACTCAATTTTCCTATTTATGCCAACGAGTGCAAACGCCTCAACAGCTTTTGCAAACTTGTACGTATCAGCTAGAGCCGATGGCAGTGCAACTTTAACTCATGCCAGTTCAGCAAACACAGACCAAACTTTTGGTTATGTGGTTATTGGATGATTGTTAGAGTTTGGCCAGAAGACATCTATACTATTTGGCATGATGTTGAGAGACTTATCGAAACAGCTCTCGATGATTGCTACAAGCCACAGGATATTTTATCTGGCTTAATGGAGAATAAATTCCAGTTATTTATTAGTTGGAATAATTTTAAAGTGGAAAGTGCCATCATAACGGAAGTGGCAGAATATCCACGAAAAAAGATACTTCGATATTTTCTTGCAGGAGGTAAGAATTTAGACAATTGGCTAGAGCCAATCCAGAAAGAAATAGAAAAATTTGCAAAAAACAACCAATGCAATGCAATAGAAGTTGCAGGTCGCAAAGGTTGGTTGCGAAAACTAAAAGGATACAAACAAAAAATATTTTTAATGAGTAAAGAATTATGAGCAAAGGATCAAACCCAACCAACGTCACAACGACAACATCAGCAGAGCCAACAGAGTTTATTAGACCTTATTTGACTCCTGCTTTTGACCAAGCACAAACGTTATTTCAATCAAATGTGCCTAATTATTATCCACAGCAAACGTACACTGGTTTTGCTCCTGAAACGTCGACAGCATTACAATTAGCAACTAATCGTGCTGTGTCAGGCAACCCTCTTTTAGGAAGTTCTCAAGGTGAGATTAATAAAATTTTATCAGGGAATTATCTATCGCCAACATCTAATCCCCACTTACAAGGATTATATAATCAAATGGCAGGAGATGTAACAGCAGGAGTTCAGTCGCAGTTTAGCAAAGCAGGAAGACTAGGATCAGCTGCCAACCAAGCAGTTCTTGCTGAAGAATTAGGAGACCTTGCAACGAAAGTTTATGCACCTGCCTATCAAGCAGAACGAGATAAAATGCTTCAGGCAGCAACCATTGCACCTCAATTAGCACAAGCTGATTATGACGACATTACAAGACTAGGACAAGTTGGTGCTGATAGAGAATCATTAGAGATGGCAAAAATACAAGATGCGATGGCTCGTTTTGATTTTGAACAGCAAAAACCATATTATAAATTAAGAGAGTATTTGGCCTCTATTGGATCGCCTTATGCCCAAACAAGCTCTGTGACACAGCCGGTATTTAGAAACACCGGAGCAGGATTGCTTGGTGGTGCTTTAGCCGGTGCAAGACTCGCAGGATCTATTCCTGGAATGGGTGCAGGATGGGGTGCTTTAGGTGGTGGATTACTTGGAGGATTTGCATAATGGCAACACTATATCCAGATGGAAAAGGTGG